AATTTGTTTTGGGCGGAGTTTACACGAGCTGATGGTTCTACTATTAAATGCAATATTTTCTTTCCAAGAAAATGTGTAGCATTTTTTCCACGACATGTGTGGTTCCCTGGTTCGGATATGAGTGGAACTGCGACAGATAATTTAACTGTCAAAGTTTTCCGTCATAATCGTGCTGGAGGCCAATTTGTTTTTAAGGTGGATTCTGGCAATTGTGTACATAGTGGCAATCATGATTTGACTACCGCTTATGTACCAAATTGTCCTGATCTTAAAAACAGGATTGATTGGTTACCTATTACATACCCAAAGGGTACTGGAAATTGTCACATTTACGTCCGTAAAGAAGAAGAAATGTTGGAAGACGATATTCTTGTTGAATTTGGACGTGTAGGACATAGGTACCGTGAATTTTGGGGTGGAAATTACCAAACCCATTTAGCACAGAATGGTGCATGTATGGGAGTGGTAGTAGCAGAATCTAAAACACCTAGCATCGTTGGTTTCCATATTGGAGGGAATTCTATGACGAAAGCTGGTGTTTTGCAGACTATTACACAGAATGATGCAGCCTTTTTGATTGATGCACTAGAGTTGAAACCTGGTGTATTGTTATCATCAAATGCTGTTGACATTCCGGTGGAACAATATGGAAAACCATTATTGGAGAGCACAAATGTGCACCCCAAAAGTATTTTCAATGAATTAGAAGCGCATGCTTTTATTGACATTATCGGTTCCACGCATTTACGAATGCAACAAAAGAGTACTGTTGTGCAATCCATCATCTCACCTATTGTAGCAGAAGTTACAGGAGTTGAGAATCAGTGGGGAGCACCGCAATTGTTGCCTAATTGGAAAGGTTACAATGCTACTCTAGAACATATTGTTAATCCGGCAGATATGTTCTCTCATCTTGATTTGGAGAGAGCTCGCAAGGATTGGTTAAAAGACCTTATTCCTTTGATGAGAGCTCATTCAAAGAAAGATGATTTTCGTCCGTTGAATAATAAGGAAATGATTATGGGTGTTCCTGGAAAGCGTTTTTTGGACGCTTTACCAATGAATACCGGTATGGGATTTCCTGTTTTTGGTAAGAAATCTAAACATTTCGAAGAAATTCGTGATGGTGAGGTTCTTATCGATCGTTTACCGGATGAATCTATCCGTACTGAAATGGATAGAATGATGAATTGTTGGAAGAATGGAAATCGAGCATACCCTGTTGCCACTGCTACCTTGAAAGATGAACCTACTCCACTTAATAAGGAGAAAGTTCGTGTCTTTCAAGCAGGAGCAGTTGCATTTGGATTATATATTCGAAAGTACTTCTTGCCTGTAGCTCGTTTTTTGAGTTTACACCCATTGGTTTCGGAAAGTGCAGTTGGAGTAAATGCATTTTCGAAAGAATGGGAACAGTTGATGGATCATGCTAATAAGTTTGCTGATGATAATCAAGTGATTGCTTGGGACTATTCTAAGTATGATGTTCGAATGAATTCTCAGATTACACGAGCTGTGTTCCTTTCATTTATTGAATTAGCACAAGTTGGTGGATATTCTGATGAAGACATCTACATTATGCATCAGATGGTCTCTGATATTGTACATCCTTTATTGGATTACAATGGTACTATGATTATGGCTTATAACATGAATACATCTGGGAATAATGTCACAGTTAATGTTAATAGCACTGCTGGATCTTTATATGTTAGGTTAGGATTTTTTAATGTCTACCCTAATGAAAAAGATTTCCGCAAGTGTGTTGCAGCTATGACATATGGAGATGATTTTAAAGGAAGTGTACATCCTAGATATCGTGATTTTAATTTCATTAGTTATCGTGATTATTTGGCAGAG